TATGACCTGACGCACGATGACAAGGGCAACCCGAATGCTCCGATTAGCCGACATATCGCCGGCAAGGGCGGCGCAGCGCTCACCGTCCATACGCAAGTGAATATGGACGGCCGCAAGGTCGCCGAAGTGGTGTCCAAACATCAGGCGTTCGACATGACGCGGCCCCTGTCGGGTGCCTCGGTCGATCCGGGGCTGCAAGCGCTGCCCGTTCTTATGCCCTCACCCTTTCAGCGGTGACCTCTAGATGAGTCCTGACACAACGCTCAACCTGGGAGACTTCCAGTTTGCGCTGTTCGAAATCCCGGATCGCATCGAGTGGGGCGGATCGCAGCGCATCGCCATCCATGAACTGGTTGGCGGCAAGCGTGTCATCGACGCAATGGGCCGCGCCGATCGCGCGCTGGAGTGGTCAGGTCTATTCACCGGCCAGAACTCCACCGAACGGGCGCGATATCTCGACACGCTGCGCGCCAGCGGCAAGCCTCAAGCGCTCACCTTCGGACAGTTGTCCTACAGCGTGATCGTGCGCGATTTCGACGCGAGCTATGAGCGCTATTACCAGATCCCGTATCGCATATCCTGCGAAGTAATCGCGGACCTGGCGAACCCGGTCACCAGCGTCGCCCCGGCGTCGATTGACTCTGACATTCTCACTGATTATGACGTGGCGGTGGGCCTGGCCGATGATGTGGGCGATGACTCGCTGACCGCCTTGTTGGCCACAGTGGGCGCCTCGATCAGTTTGGTTGCCTCATTCTCGAACGCCTCGCGCAGCCAATGCGCCAGCGTCAGCCAGCCGCTCGCGCTCGCGCAATTGCGCATTCAGGCACTGCTCGGCAGCTCCGACGCGGAACTAGCGGGCGTGTCGACGTTCGGCGGCGTTGTGCCGGGCGCATCGCTTGGGATTTCTGCGGCGGCCTTGGTCGGGCAGTCGTCCAATATGATGCAAATGAACGCGCTACTTCAGTTGAACGCCGTCACCGGCCGCATGAGCGCAAACCTGGGCGCGATTTTCATATCTCCCAACCAGGCGATCATGGCCGGCGGGAACCTGTTCGGACTTGCGCAGCAGAAATATGGCGATGCCAGTGCGTGGACCGGCATCGCGAAAGCGAACAACCTGACCGATCCGTTTATCCAAGGGGTGCAGACCCTCAACATTCCCGCGTCCCCGGATCGTTCCGGCGGCATTCTCGACGCCTAATGGTCTCGCTCAATCCGTTGCCGGCGCAGTCTGCGGGCCGCGCGCCGCGAGGCATTGTCAAAGTCAACGGACGCGCGCTGCCCGGCTGGCTGGAATGGGAGTTCGACAACAATTCGAACTATCAGGCCGACACCTTTCGCGTTGTCTATGCGGGCGCGGCGCTGCCGGCGGATCGCAACACGGCATGGCTCTCTGATCTGGGTGACATCACGGTCGAGATTCTGGCCGGTTTCCCGCAAGACCCGGACGCGCCGACCGAGAGCGAGCTGACCAGCTTCATCATCGGCCGCGTCGATGATGTGCAATATGACCCGGTTCAAAATGTCATCGAGCTGGCGGGACGCGATTATACCTCGCAGTTCATTGACGCGAAGACAACCGAAGTTTTCACCAACCAGAGCGTTCAGGCGATTGTCAGGACGCTCGCGGCGCGGCACCAGATGACGGCGAACGTCGCCGATGACATCACGCCGCCGGCCACCTTTGAGGGTAGCTTTTTCGAAATCGACTCGCGGCGCCTGACGAGCGAACATTCCGAATGGGACTTACTCACGTTCCTGGCGCATGAATGCCGGTGCGCGGTATGGATGACGGGCCAAACGCTTAACTTCCAGCCCCACCCGGACCCATCTGGGCCGACCTACGTGCTTGACTGGAAGAGCGCGAACAACGACAGCGGATCGCCGCAGTCGAACATGATTGATCTGCGGTTCTCGCGCAACCTCACGCTGGCCAAAGACGTCAAAGTCATCTTGACCAGTTGGGACCGCGCGAACGCGCAGGAATACCACGTCACAGCGACTGCCTCGCACGCTAAGAACGCGGTGACGCGCAATTCGTCGTTGCCCTACAACCAGCCCCAGATTTACAGCTATCGCATCCCAGGGCTGACCCGGCAGCAGGCAGTGGCGAAGGCCCAGGCGCTGCTGTCGGAGATTTCAAAACATGAAATGCGGCTGCTCGCATCCATGCCGGGGGACAACGCTCTGACCGCGCAGACGCTGGTAACCGTGCAAGGAACCGGCACCGCGTTCGATCAGGTGTATTACCCGGACAGCGTGATCCGCGCGATGTCGGTATCCGAGGGCTACGTGATGCGCCTGGCGGCAAAGAATCACAGCCCGGAAACGACGGTGACGCTGTGATCCGCGTTGGCCAGTTGATGCAGAACGCCGTTCGCATGCAGGCGGCAGCCGCATCGAGCCTTCGCAGCCATCCGAAGATAGGCACCATCAGCGGCTATGATCCGAAAAAGCAGGCCGTCAAGGTCAAGCTGCAGCCCGAAGGAAATGAAACCGGGTGGATTCCCCTGGGAACGCTCTGGGTGGGGAACGGCTGGGGACTGGTCTGCGCGCCGGCACTGGAAAGCCAGGTCGAAGTTTCCTTCGTTGACGGCAATCTCGATGCGGGCAGCGCAACGCTTCGCTTTTTCAGCAACGTCGAGGCAGGCCCGGCGGCGCCGGGCGGTGAGTTCTGGCTGGTCCACAAGAACGGCCAGTCAATCAAGCTGACGAATGACGGGGCGCTCACGCTCGACGATGGTCACGGCGCGACGATCGCGCTGGATGGCGCCGGCAACATCGCCTCAACCGGAACCTGGACGCATACCGGAACCTTCACGGCAACGGTTGATGTGATCGGCGGCGGCAAGCATCTGAAAACCCATACGCATTCCGGCGTTCAAACCGGCGGCGGCAACTCGGGACCGCCAGTATGACGCTCAACGACATTTTTCATTTTTGGGGCAACGACCTGACCGCGAGCGCGTCGGGCGACCTGTTGTCGGTGAGCGATACCGAGCGCGGCCAGCAGCGAGTGCTGCGGCGCCTGCTCACAAACCCAGCATCCGACGACGGTCCCGCGGATTACATTTTCGAACCTGACTATGGCGCGGGCCTGCCGCGATTCTTGGGCAAACCTGTCGACACGCAAAAGATTCTCGCGGCCATTCGCTCGCAGATGCTGCTGGAGGATTCTGTTGCGACAACTCCTGCGCCCGTTATCAGCGTGACTCAGGTCGCCTCTGACTATACGGCGTTCAGCGTGCGTATTCAGTACAACGACGCGCCGAGCGGTCGGCCTGTCACTCTCTCGTTTACGGTGGGGAACTAAGTGGCGATCAGCACCCAGACATTTTCTCAATATGTCTCGAATGCCGTGGCCGCCATCCAGGGCGCGACCAAACAGCTTGTTGACCTCACCGTCGGGTCAATTCTGCTCGCGGTGGTGCAGGCAAACGCGGCCATTGCACTCTGGCTGCAGGGCATTGCGCTGCAGATCGCGGCGCTGACGCGCTTTGCATCGAGCAGCGGCGCGGATGCCGACAGTTGGGGCGCGGACTTCGGCTTCTCCCGCTTGCCGGCGACCTATGCCACCGGCCAGGTGACCTTTTCGCGCTTCACGTCCACCAATCAAGCGGTGGTCAATGTCGGCGTCCAGGTCCAAACGGCCGACGGGACGCAGTCCTACGCGGTGATCGCGGACAGCTCCCAGCCCACCTTTGACATACCTTCCAATTCCTACATCTTGCCACCCGGGACCGCGAGCGCAGTGGTCACGGTGAAATCTCAGAATGCTGCCGCCGCGGCCAACGTCTCGGCGCATGCCATTTCAATCCTTGCGCAGTCGATTCCCTACATCGACACGGTCGATAATGCGGCCGTCATTACCGGCGGATCGGATGCAGAAACCGATTCGGCCTATCACGCTCGCTTCCCGCAGTACTTAGCATCGCTCTCTCGCGCGACGAAGGCCGCGATTTCTTTCGCCATTCAGTCACTCGGGCCCAATGTCAATTTCACCATCACCGAGAATCAGGCCCTGGGCGGCGCATCGCAGCCCGGCTATTTCTATGTGATCGCGGATGACGGGACGGGCTCACCCCCAGGCAGCTTTTTGACTGCGGTGGGCGCGGCCGTCGAGGCGGTGCGCGGTGAGTCCATCACTTATGGCGTGTTCGCGCCGACGCTGGTCACGGCTACAGTCGCCATGACCCTCATCACCGCTTCAGGCTTCACGCATGCGACCGTGGTGGCGGCCGTGCAGGCCGCGCTGCAAGCGCGCATCAACGCGCTGCCGATCGGTCAAAAACTGCCTTACACGCTGCTGTCGAGCATCGCCTATGGCGTGCCGGGCGTCACCAACGTGACCGGCATCACTCTGAACGGCGGCACTTCGGATCTAGCGGCAACCGCCGTGCAGATCATCAAGGCCGGAACGCTCACCGTTTCCTAAAGGGGTTTCCATGTTTCGCAAGTTTCTAGCGCTCACTCTGGGCGCGCTTTTCGCGTGCGCCTCCTTTGCACAGTTCACGCCGCAGTTGATCGTCACCACCCCGGGATCAGGCACGACGGCGCCCATCGCCGGGGGCATGATCAATTCGAATTTCCAGGTTCTGCAAAAGCAACTGGCGGGTCAAGTCTATCTTGCCCCGTCAGGTGATATTACCGGTGTCACGGACCAGGCGAACTTGCAGGCCGCCGCGCTCACCGTTTCCGGCACATCGCGCCTTCCGCCTTCCTCTTCGTCTTTCGTTCCGACCGCGAGGATCATTCTTGGCCCCGGCACGTTCTATTTTACTCAGAGCCGAATAGGACTCACGCCAACTTCCTCGATCAAGATGACCGGCCTGTGGATTCAAGGGTCCGGCCGCGGCGTCACTTGGGTCGATTACAACCCCGCTTCATCGGGGCCGATGATCGTCAACACAAAATGGCTGGATATCAAGGTCTCTGACATCAGCTTTGTCGGCCATGACATCGCCTCGGATTTTGAATGGGATCAGGAACAGGCTGGCAACAGCAATATTCAAGATTACACCTGCGAGGATGTCGAATGGCTGCAGGACTGGAACACGATCTATCGCATAACAGGCGGCAACAACAACAGTGAGCGCAAGTTCGAGCGTTGCACGGTTGCGAGTAGTTCAAACGTCGGACATGGCGTCAACAATTGGATTTATGTCCCGCAAGGCGTCGCCACCACGATTACCAGCGGCTCCAGCACGATCGCGGCCAGCAACACGCTCGAACAGGTCGCGACGGGCGACACGGGCTACTTTACCGCATCGGTTGCACCGCTCGCCCTCAACACCCAGTATTACGTCGTTTCTTCGACAACCAGCGGTTTTCAGGTCTCGCTGACGCCGGGCGGTGCCCCGGTCACCTTTACCGCCTCCGGTACTCCGACCTTCAACACCGGTAGCGACCAGTTTCTAAATTTCTGGTTCTCTCAAGCCAAGTTTGGCCCGGGCGCTGGCCTGGGGCAGTGGATCAACATGGGCATGGGGGGCAGCATCAAGATCCGGGATTCGGATATTTCGGGCCGCGCCCCTTCATCTCAGTC